TTGCGCCAGTAGGCGATTTCTTCTTTGTTTTTTCCTTTTGTAGTGTATGCGAATTGATCGAGTCCCATAGTATTGATTAGTTAGTTGTTAGTGATTTCGTGACGGGCAAAGAATATCATTTTGCGGCAGAGTGTCAACATTTATTTGATTAAAAAATAAAAAAAATAAACCTTGACAATCTCAGGCAATCGCTCAAGTCGTAAACCGTTGAGCGTCAACGACTTACGCCAAAACGACCCCGAAGGGGTCGCGTCGATGTAACTCGTTGAGCTTCAACGACTTATGACAACCCCGCTTGCGCGGGGGTTGTCAAGTCTTTTTTTCGCTTATGCGCGATAGTCAGTGCCATCAGGTTCGGGTGCGTCCTCGCATCCCTTGGTGACAATCTCTTGCACCTCGATGACAGGGGCGTGACTCGCCACACGGTCAAAGATGCTTTGAGTGGTCATCGTGCGGAAAGGCAGCTTGCTCAAGTCTCCCCCTTTCAGGTTCTCTGTGATGGAATTGTAAAGACTCCAGAGAGTGCGTCCCTTGAACTCTTCATGGCGCGGATTGCGGAACTCTTCAATCGCGGCGTAAATGTCGCGAGCGGGGAACGCTTTGGAATCAACAAGCGTCACCATCAGATCAGCCGCTTGCGCGTCACTGATTTCCGTGGTTTTATAGCGATCAATGCGCAAGCCCATATCGTTCCAATGAGACACAACGCGCCCCACGGCATCGCCAAGCACGCGAGGCAAATCGGTTAGAATGTTGAGGGTGTGGCGGCGAGCGAGCTTCACATCAGAAGCGAAGCAAAGATTCTCGCAAACCATCATGCGATTGCCGATGCAGACAGCGGCAGCAAAAGCCTTGTCGTGAGAGTTGCGCAAGCCAAGCACCACTTGGCGATCATCGCCAGAAATGCCCTTGCCAGTGAGTGCAAAGCCGCCGAAGTAGCGCAAGCCGCCACGGTGCAAAGCGTGTTCCTCTTCCAAGACAGTAAGACCAGCGTTCTCGATTGCCTTACGGGTGAGTGTGACAAGCAGGTCGTGAGGAATCGGGGTGTGTGACTCAGTAGCAGGTGGGGTTTCCACGCCGATGAGTTGCTCGAAGTTGACTTTGTTTTTTGCGATGATGAGTGCCATAATGGTAGTAGTAGTTAGTTAGTTTTGAAGTGTGCCAGTCATTGGCGACGAGGAAAGTGTAGCATTTCGGACGGAATTGTCAATATGTTTTTTCTTTTTTTTCACAATTATTTTTGTGCGATTGCGCGAAAAAAGTTCTTGACACTCTCTAACGAAAAACCTCTAACAGATTTTTACTTACAGCAGTAATCTTCGTAAACCGTTAAGCGTCAACGACTTACAGCAAAACGACCCCTTCGGGGTCGCATCGGCGTAACTCGTTGATACTCAACAACTTATGACGCTTGAAAAAATCCCCCACTAGAAGTAAGCTGTAATCAGTCGGGGCATGAAGCCCCTTGTCCTTCTAGCGAGAGAAAATTATTTCTTTTGTTCTGCTATCTGCTTCTTGCCATCGCGCCTAACAAGTTTATTTTGTGCGCGTTTTCTATCGCGTAGATGTTTCCACCATTCGACAGTTCTAACAGAACCTTTTGATTTACTTGATGAAGCCACGACATTCTTTTTTGTTAGATTCTTTTTTGCGATCCTTGAGGGCAAAGCAAGGGGGAGGCATAGGATGACGGCTTAGGTTGCGCATGTCAAGAGAATTTTGCGCGAGTTGTTTTTTGTGGCGTTTCATGCTATAGCTTGGTAGATGATTGGAATGTGAGTGCGAGCGGGTATTCCCATTTCTTTACACACGGCAGCGAAGTCTTTTCCGTGGAAACTACGGCGACCATTCTTAGTAAGAAGAAAACGATTGCCGTTGCGCTTCCACTGAATGTGATGAGCAATCTCATGCTTCAACACTTCGTCGAAAGTTTTGAAAGAGCAGAGAATGCGTTTGCTTAGTTTGATTTTACCTTCAGCAACATAAGCAAGACCAAGATGACGTTCAGAGTTCATCCATTGAATTTTGAGATGAGACATGCTCCATTGCTTTAGAGTCATGCGGATGTATTGTTCGATTTCGGAAGTGGTGGCAAACATGGCGGCGAAAGTTTAAGGTTTTTGGGTGGTGGTGTCAATCTTTTTTTTTAATTGTTTTAAATTAAATTCAGTTCTTATTTTGCAAGCAGTAAGAGCAAAAGAGGGAATCAAAAAACCCATAGAACAAAACATAATCAAACCATCCAAAACAGTGCAGAGACCCTGCAAAGCGAAAAGTGGATATTCTAACAAATGAACTCTTTTTTTAACAAAGTGAATTTTCATGGCGGCAATAGATTAGTGTTTTTTGGGGAAGTGTCAACATATTTTTAATCAAAAAGCAGCAAAAACTTGTCTGCCATGCAATAGCACTTCTTCTGCGCGAAAGATGTTAGAACCTTGGCACTGAAACTGATCGACCTCATACGGGTTATATCTAACAGAAAGAAAAAACTTATTAGATTGAATGCCAGAAACTAACGTGCCAATGATGAATGCGTGAACATTCTTCTTTTTCTGTTTAAGAACACGCTGACGACCAGCTTCTGACACTTTGAACTGCGCATTTCTAACATAAGCACCTTCGACATGAGCGACAACTTTCCAACGTCCATTCACTTTTGTCTGGACAGACAACTTTTTCTTGTGGAGGTTGAAGTAGATTCTAACGATTTGATTGAGTGGTAACATGGCAAGAGAAAAATACACTTTCTGCGGCTATTTGTCAACAACTTTTTGCGAATAAATAGCAAATAAATAGCAAATAAATAGCAAATAAATAACCTTCAAATAACCTTAGGGGTAGGAGAGGGGGAATCTAACAGATTTTAAGCAGGATGCGTAAACTGTTGAGTATCAACGACTTACGGCAAAACGACCCCTACGGGGTCGCGGCGGTGTAACTCGTTCATTATCAACGACTTACGACGATTGTCTTCGCGCTGCAATGTCAAGACTTTTTTTTGACAATTTTGGGGAGCGGTTAAACCATAAACCGCTCCCCGTTTTGCCAATGCCACCAGAAAATTGTTAGACTTCGAAGCCTTCTTCTTCTAACAGTTCCACAACTGCATCTTGCGCGATGTTTTGCAATTCGGAAAGGTGTAAGCCGTCCCCCCATCGCTCGATGAGTTCTTCCATTTCATCGAGAGCGTTCATCACACAGGGCAAGTCGGGCAAGTCAGCGAGAGACAAGCTGCCCGACATTCTGAGGCAGATGTTATTCATTATCGTTATGCAGCGTTTGCGATTGTTAGTCATGGCGGGGATATGTTAGTTGTTTTGGGGGGATTGTCAAGATTTATTTTCTGTTTTTAAGTATTTCTTCCAATTTGTTTTTATCGTAAAAGAAGCTATCTTCATTCAATTTACCGAAGAAAAAAGATTTTGGTTCATCAGCGTCACTGATCTCATAGTCAAGAGAAGACAAGATTTCGTAAATGCTTGTGAGTAGGTGAACGGGAACTTCAATAGTTTGATTTGGCATGGCAAGAAAATGTTAGTTGTTTTGGGGGGATTGTCAAGATATTTTTTTTTGATTAAAAAGGGCAATCATCATCACCTTTTGCGTGTTGCGCGATAGCTCCAGCCCAGGTTTTTGCTTTCAACGATGCGAGATACGCTTGATGCTCCAACCATTCCTCATGAGTGCTATTATCTTCGGGGTGTTGTTGTTCTTCCCCGCGATAAAACGGGTTGCGCTCCCAAGTGTCCCAGCCTGTCAAAATCCATTGGCGGTCTTGTTGCTCCATGCCGAAAATTTGAACTTGTTCGGCAATGCCTTCTGCGATGATGTGTTGTCTTGCGTCCATGTGGTGTGCGAAAAGAGTAACAGAAAAAACCAATCAGCGCAAGTATTTTCTTTGATTATTTTCCGAAAAAAAGTTTGTCATACGTGCAAAAAAAACTTGACAAGTCGAGCCATTCGCTCAAGTCATAAACCGTTGAGCGTCAACGACTTACGACAAAACGACCCCGAAGGGGTCGCGTCGATGTAACTCGTTGAGCGTCAACAACTTACGACGATTTGTTAGAGTGTTGAGCCAGCCCCGAAGGGCTGGCTGTGTGTTTTCTGTTAGACGAACTCCAGAGTGCCTAACGGAACTTCATCCTCACGCCCATCCTCAAAGCGGATGAGGGCGCGATTTCCAACTGGAGTATTGACAACTTCGACTAGCTCAACTTCTGAGCCACAGTAAATGACGATTTCGATTTCTTCGATCATGGCGGGGAAAGAATAGAATGTTTTTGCGGGATAGTCAACAAGTTTTTTGTCTTTTTTTTGCATTTTTTTGAGGGGAGCGGCTAACCATAACCGCCCCCCTCTGCCATGCATCAATCCACCACGATTGAAAATTCTTTGTCGATCTTGCCGCATTTCAGGGCAAGGACTTTTTCGGGTTTGAAGCAGAAGTAAGAATTTCTGTTTCTGTCCACGGCGAACATGTAACCGCCTTGGCGAAGCGCGTCAGTAGCAGGTGAACCAGTCCCTTTGATTAGACCAGTGAAACGATCTTTTGCGTTAATGGTGCGGATTGTGCCATCTTTCTTGACGAAAGTTAGAGAAAAGAATTTTCCTTTTGTTGCGTCGATGAGGGCGGTGATTTCTTCTTTAGTAGGTGCGTTTTGCATAGTATTTGGTTTGTTAGTAGGCGGGGAAAGTTTAAGGGTTTTGGGAGGGTTTGTCAACTTATTTTTTGCTGTTTTTAGCAGAAGTTTGCAAACGTGCAAGAGTATAGCAAGTTGCGCCAAAAACAAGGAAACAAACACAATCAAACAGTTGGTTTTTTCCGCCATAGATGGTGAAAGCGCAAAGGCTGAAAGTAGGCGAGAGAGTAACGGCTGCGGATGATAAGATGAGGATTGCATTTTTCATTGTGGTGATGTTGTTTTTTTTGTTAGATTATTTGATCCAGTCAGTGATTGCTTTAACGCCATCGGTGATTGCAATGACGATTGTGATACCAACCATTGAAAGGCATACGCCGATAACGATTGCAAGGAGGGCGGCTAAGGCATCAAAGAGAGATTCAGTTGCGTATTTCATATATGTGGTGTTGTTAGTAGGCGGGGAAAGAATAGTCTTTTTTTTGGCATCCGTCAACATTTTTTTTGTTTTATTTTCGAAAAAAAGTTTGGTCATAATGTGTTTTTTTTCTTGACAAGCGTCTAACGAAAACGGCTTTTTCGCATAGTGCGTCTTCGTAAAGTGTTGAGCGTCAACGACTTACAGCAAAATGACCCCTTCGGGGTCGCCTCGACGTAAGTCGTTGAGTATCAACAACTTATGACGATGCTACACGGAGGCGATTGTCAACAAGTTTTTTACGCTTTTTCGTTTTTTCTTGCGCGAATCTTGCGGAACTTCCTGAGAGTATAGGCAGCTTCTTTGCGACTAACAGAAATGCAGTTCGCCTCGGTGTCAACAAAAAAAGTGATTTTCGGGGCAATCAATCTGTTTTTTGATGTCAAGATTTGACAATTAGAAGAATAGTAGTAAGTGGTATAGATGCGGCGTATGATGTGTGTCATGGCGGGGAAAGAATAGTTTATTTTGTGCGAATAGTCAACATTTTTTTGATTTATCCTACGACAACTTCGAAAACTGTTGTGATGTATTCGCGCACGGTGCAGAATGTTTTTGTGGTGATGTTTTCCCAAGGGATGAAATGCTCGACAACTGCGCCATGGTTGCAGTATTGAGCAAGACCATCTTTTGTTGCAATGCCCATGATTTCATCGCCTACGGTGTAGGTTTTGATTTGACCATAACCATAGTCAAGTGTAAACTCTACTTTCGCAAAGTATTTGTCCTCAAATCTTTGTGTTGTTTTGTTAGTGGTATCGAGGGGAATTGCTTTGTAGTGAGGCTTGAGGTTGGGCTGAGCAGTCATAAAGTTATTTTTTGGTAGGGAAAGAATACACTGGAAAGCGTATCAAGGCAAGAGCTTTTTTTATTTTTATTTTGCGATATGGCGTATTTTTTCTTGACAATCTTCTAACGAAAACCGCTTTTTTGCATAGCGCGTCTTCGTAAACCGTTGAGCGTCAACGACTTACGCCAAAACGACCCCGAAGGGGTCGCGTCGATGTAACTCGTTGAGTTTCAACGACTTATGACGATGACAAGGTGGGGGGAGTTGTCAAGCTTTTTTTTTATTTATTTTCTATCTGCTATCAGGAACAACAGCACCGCAACAATCAAGAGAAAAATCATTTTTCTGTTAGATGTTAGTGTTCGATCACGAAACCGCTTTCGTCTTTTTTCGCCTTGCCTTTTTCGACAAGCCCAACAATTTTTCCCGCGCCGTCAAGAAAACGTAAATCCGTTTCATCGCCATTTACTACTTCCGCGCCTAACCATTTTGCGGGAAGTGACTTTCTGAAAACCATTGCGACATTGCCGCCAGACTTCAAAATTGATTCAGCGATTGCGCCGTTAGTCTCAGACTTGGAAAAAGTTAGATGATAATTTTTCGGCATTTCACCAGCAAGAAAAGCGGTCATTCTTTCGGGTGACTTCGTGTAATCATAGAAAGTAACTTGCGGGAACAAGTCAAAAACACTTTTGCCGTTGAGTTTGATTTTCTCCCAAGGTAAATCACTGGTAAGATTGAGACGAAAAACAGCGGTTAGATTTTGTTTTTCGGCAGATTTAACGGCGGCAGTAATTTCTTTGATTAGTTGCGACAAGAAAACAGCTTTGTCCTTAAAGAACAAACGAGTTTTTTCGATTCGTGCGCGTTGCACGTTAGAGAATACGCCCATGCCAGCGGTATTTAAGCAGGAAGCGGCACAGCCAGCAGAAGCATCTTTACAGACGTTAAAGCCAGAGAGTGAAGCGGGGGCAAGGTGAATGCCAAAAGTTTTGAAGCCGATTTTTTCACCTTTGCGGATTTTTGCGTTTGCGGTAGTAAGTAATTTCATGACGAGGAAAAGTTAGCAGATTGAGAGATTTTGTCAAATGTTTTTTATTGTGCTTTCAAAGTTTCGCCAAGCATAACAAGCAAGCCCATTGAGCCGACAAAGCAAGCAATGCATCCAACGTGAACATGCGTCTCGCAAGATTGCGCACCCATGACAATGGAAAGCGCGGCGACGAAAAGAATAAAAACGGCAAGGGTAAAAACAACAAGGAATTTCATGACGGGGAAAAAGTAGCATTTCGAGAGCTAACGCGCAAGTATTTTTTTCTATTTTTTATTTATTTTTTTTTGTGTCATGGCGCATTTTTTTGTTGACAAAAGTCTAACAGAAAACGTTTTTTTATTTGTTAGACTCTAACAGCCTTCGTAAACCGTTGAGCGTCAACGAGTTACAGCAAAACGACCCCTACGGGGTCGCCTCGACGTAAGTCGTTGAGTATCAACAACTTATGACGATTCGAGGCGTAGGGAAGGAGCTGTTAGAAGTCTCCACAGCACCCGTCCATGCCGTATTCTGACTGGTCTTCCCAATAGGTATCGAGGTAGCTATCCTCGCCGCCCTCATACTCATCTTCCCAATCGCCATCGAGGTGAGAGTCATCGAGAGGCTCTTCACCGATCAAGATTTCGGCTGGAGGATCAGGCAGTTGGTCGGCAGCGTCTGCGAACGCTTCGCAAGCGGCAACATATTCTTCGTATTCGGCGGTAGTGGTAAGGAATGGATGGTTAAACATGACGGGGAAATTATACTCCAAAACACATAAAAACGCAACAACTTTTTTCTATTTTATGCAAAAAAAAGTTTTGTCATAAAGCGTTTTTTTTCTTGACAAGCATCTAACGAAAAAAGGTTTTTAACACGCTGTGCCTTCGTAAACCGTTGAGCGTCAACGACTTACGCCAAAACGACCCCGTAGGGGTCGCGTCGATGTAACTCGTTCATTATCAACGACTTATGACGATTGTATTTTTTTATTTTTTTCTTGACAAGGGAGCCAGCCTTGCGACTGACTCCCGATCTGTTAGATGTTAGACGACAAGGTCAATTCCCGCAAGATGCAAGTTGCGGTATTTACTTTCGCCGTTGCCGTCAACGTCAAACGCTTTGACGGTGACATAACGCTTGCCATTTTTAGCAATGGCGACATTTTCAACCGCTTCAATTTTCAGAACGCGAACGCCATCGGCTTTCACGCTAGACTTTTCCGCAAAGTAGCGAACGGTTTTATTGACGAGGGCGGAAACGAGTTTTTCAGTTGGTGTATTGTAGTCGAAGAACATAACGAGGAAAAGATAGTTTATTTTTGAGAGTTTGTCAATTATTTTTTTGATTTTTTTTCAGTAAAGCCTATCAAGTGTAGATGTCGTGTGAGCGTTCACAAGCTTCTTCTGGAGTGTCATAGGATTCATCATCCCAAACTTCAAGGTCTAGATCGCCATAAAAAGCTGGTGACCATTGCCCATTATCAAGTAAGGCAGCACCATAACACCCACAAGTAGTTTCTATTCCAAGGTAAGCATTGTTATTTGCATCCCAAGTGTAGGTGCGTTTATTGGCAGTGATTGATTTTTTCATAGCGGGGAAAGTGTGGAGTTTTCGGGGGGAGTTGTCAATTATTTTTTTTGATTATCTCATATTTTGCACAGTATGAGAAATGCGGATGAACCAAGCCACAGAAGCCAAAAAGCCAATGATGGCAGTTGCATGTTCTTCTGTAGTGACAGCTTGCGCACCCCAAGCGATAAAGAAAACACATAAGGCGAGCGAGGTGATTGAAAAGGCAAGAGTAAGAATGAAGTATTTCATGACGGGGAAAGAGTAACCGAAAAAGCTGAAAACGTCAATGTTTTTTTTGTTTTATTTTTCTTTTTTATTTTTGCGAAAGTGCATTTTTTTCTTGACAAAACTCTAACAGAAAATGTTTTTTCGTGCATAGTATAGCACAGCGTATGCGTAAACCGTTGAGCGTCAACGACTTACGCCAAAACGACCCCGAAGGGGTCGCGTCGATGTAAGTCGTTGAGTATCAACAACTTATGACGATTGTTATTGTGCGATGTTGTCAAGTTTTTTTTCGTTAGACTAACAGTTTTTTTCTGTTAGCCTAACAGTTTTTTTCGTTAGCTTATCGCAGTTGGATGAAGTGCAAAGACTGATAGCCAACCCAACCTTTTTCAAAGATTGCGAAGTTGTCTTTATCCCAATGCGAAAAAATTCCGTAGTTTGTTTTTGTTCCTTTTGTTAGAAGGCTAACAAGTTTTGCGTGAACGGCGGCGAAGTAAGCGGGAGTAAGTGAAGAAGTTTTCATGACGGGGAAAGTGTAACGGTTTTTTGCGATAAAGTCAACAAGTTTCTTTTGTTTTTTTTCAATTTATTTTCTAACAATTTTCACTGTGCCATTGTGTTTTGCGGCGATTTCATACGCTAGCTTTTCCAATTCTGCGGCGTTGCGTCCGATGAAATTTTCAGCGAGCATGTCGATCAATTTGTTTTCTGCGTTGTAGATGTAAAAGAAGCTTTTCATGACGGGGAAAGTATAAGGTTTTTTTGCGCGTTAGTCAACAATTTTCTTTTGTTTTTTTGGGGGGAGTATTGGAACTTATGCCAGTTCCTCGGCTTCGATGATGTCATCATCGTGCAGGTGCTTGGGGTGAAAAGGGCAAGCACCAAGAAAACCAACATAAGATTTTTCATTGGCAGTAAACTCGACTTCCCAGTCTGCCCAATTATCATCCACACGATCAGCGATGGAAACGAAAGACAAGTCGGAAACGGTGGATGCGGAGAATTGAAGTAACTTATTCATGACGGGGAAAGTGTAACGCGAAACGCGTAGAAACGCAAGAACTTTTTTGTATTTTGTGAAAAAAACTTTTGTGTCATGCGTGAAGAAAAAACTTGACAAGACCCCCCCTATTTCTCAAAAAGTGCGCGACAGTTCTGTTAGAAAAGAGCGGGGGGGATACTATTCTCAGTCTCCCAAACTCCCACCAACATGACTCTCCACCCAGAGCGCCAGACGATGTTATGTGCTGCTCCGCACCAGACCCCCCACCCCTTTTGTCAAAATCGCGAGTCGCTTTCTAAGAATAACCTAAAAAAACCCAAAAAAAATCCACGCCCCCCATTTTATAAAACCTTTTGTAATCAAATAAAAGGTGTAATACACTATGATGTCCGTTATACGCTACGAAAATATTCCAGTCTCTATGCCCCGAAACGATTCGGCAGGTAAGAAATACATTGCACCCGCAAACAGTGTATCTATCTCTCATTCCGCGAAAACAAATGCATATAGAACTCTTGCCGCGAATACTTTTCCAGATATGAGAGTTGGTGGCAGCACAGACACGAAAATAACTATCGCGTTTCCGCTGTGCAATAAGTTTGCCAATAATGTTTCTTCTGCTGATTCATACAATTTCGGATCAGGCGTTTTCGCTAACCTTACAGGAACAGGCAGCACTGACATAACAATCGGGGGTCGAACATTCAGTGGATGTTACCTTGACAGTTTGTCTGTGGACATAGTGCCATTTCAAGCTGCAACGATGTCTACATCTTTTACATGCACGAATCCACCTACAGGTTTAACAATGCTTTCGGGGCTAAGTACAGGTGAAACAAACATGACCAGCAAATTTGCGTATGGTCATTTCGCAGTACTTTCGGGGGCAGATAATTATTCTTCTGACGTTCACTCTAGTATTTCTTTTTCTCTTGATTTAAAAAGAACCTATTCCTATGCGATTTCTAAGCGCAACGCTTACAATGTCTTTTTGGATGAAGCATCAAAGCAACTACAAATCAAAGCAACCAACATAAAAACATTTATTAATGAGTCTGGGGCATTGTCTTCTTTTTCTGTTGATTTAAAAAATGAATCGGGTGAATACGTTTTGCCATCAGGAACGCTATCAACTTCTTCTCGCGGCAGATTAAATGCCCAAAATCTATCTTCTTCGCCACCAAATATTTTCATCGCAGATGTAACTATTGACGAACCATTGCTATAAATGGGTGTAAACTATACAAATGCCTAAAAAACGATTTAGTCAGTCGGACTCGGTTGAGATTCAATTGAATCAAACCAGCAAAATTAAAACAAAGAAAAAGAATTTCAGATTCACCCCAAAACAGGTTCAACTGCTTGGGATGATACTAGACCCCGAAAATAAAATCATTTTTATATCTGGAGCTGCGGGAACTTCTAAAACATATATGGCACTCTACGGAGCAGTCGAAATGATGTCAGAAGATTCTGAAAAACAACTGATTTATATTCGCAGCATCATTGAAAGTGCTGATAAAGGGCTTGGTAGCTTGCCTGGAGATATTGCAGAGAAGTTCGATCCGTTCTTGATGCCTCTCTACGATAAGTTGGAGGAGATTGTTTTGCCGCAAGATGTGGCGCATCTTAAATCAACAGGAAGAATAAGTGCCGCACCAATTAACTTTTTGCGTGGAGCAAGCTGGACGAACAAAATCATTGTCGCCGATGAAGCTCAGAACTTTTCCGCGAAAGAACTTATTACTTTGATTACAAGGATTGGAGAAGGTTCAAAGATTATCATCTGCGGCGATGCTATGCAGAGTGATATTGGCAAGCTCAAGACAGGCTTTATGCCTTTGCTCAATACCTTTAATGATGAAGAAAGCAAGCAAAAAGGAATTCAAACATTCGTGTTCACTAAAGAAGACATTGTGCGCAGTGAAATCTTGAAATTCATCGTGAAAAAGTTAGAAGAGAGCGACTTTCATGTGTAAATAATTATAACAGGGTTACACACAACGCTCGCAGCGAAATGCAGGAAATATACGTGTATTCCCTGCCTTTTCGTGCCTTTTTTTATATTGAAAAAGTGGTAAAAAAACTCATTATTAATTATGAGCGTTATTTACTGTTCTGAGTGCGGAAAAAAGCACGAATACAATTTTGCAAAGCCCAACTTTTGTTCTAGTTGTGGCAGTCCCTTCGGGGCAGCTAAGCTTAAAAAGCAAAAGCCTAAAGAAGAAGAAGAGGAAGAGGACTACGATGATGAAGAAGAGGATGAGGATGAAGAAGATTTCGACGATGATGGTGAATCATTCACCAATTCTACTCGCGTCCCCAATATTCGAAAAATCCAAGTAGAAGTAGAAACATCAGCAGTGTATAGCACTTTTGATTTGGGATCTCTTATTGGTTCTGAATCGAATCCAGTGCCAAAAGGTTCAACACCTCAAAGAAGAAACCGTCCTACTTCTCTCGAAGACTTTAAACAGAAAAGAAAGTAAGTGGAATCTCCTAAAAAAAAGACATACGAAGAGTGTTATGCTATTATAGACACTGTTGTTTCAAAATATCAAAGCAAGTGGAGGCTTAACGCTATAAACTGGTTTGACTTTGAAGATGTAGCACAAATTGTTAAAACTCACATTTTCAAAAAGTGGCATTTGTGGGATCAAGAGCGACCATTGGAACCTTGGGTTTCGAGAATCGCTTCCCATCAAATCAAAAACATAGTACGCAACAATTATACGAACTATGTTAAGCCTTGTATGTCTTGCCCCCACAATCTTGGAGATAATCTATGCTCTTTGACAAAATCAGGAGACCAAAACTCTTCCTGCAAGCTATATGCAAAGTGGGCTAAATCAAAACGCCAAGGATATGGCGTAAAGATGCCACTAGCAATGGAAAACCACCAGCAAGAGATTGATTTGTTTACTGATTCGGGTGTTGATTTTGATGCATCCATCCAAAAACTAAATGAAGTTCTAAAAAAAGAATTATCAGAGGAACATTATCAAGTGTATATGATGTTGTTCTTTCAAGATGCGTCAGAAGACGATGTAGCGAAGTATATGGGATATAAAACTTCTGAAAAAAACCGTGCCGCTGGCTACAAGCAGATTAAAAATCTCAAAAAAATGCTGAAAGAAAAAGTGCAACAAATCATTGCCAAAAACGACATCATATTATGAGTTTAAACGACGAACAAAAACAAAAAGTCCAAGAGGCTTTTGGGAAGAATCCCGATTTGAATGAAATTGTCAAACATGTATTTGATAATCCACAACTCGACGGTCGTTCGAAAGAAGGACGCGAAGTAAGAAAGTATATGGTCGCAGCAGGTATGAAATTTAATACTGCTCGCCGCGAAAAAAAAGAAGATATTGTCTTTTCGCCACAACAACGTCAATTTATTATTGATCAGGCAAACACTGGTCTGTCTTCGTTGGCTATTGCTGAACTACTTTTCCCGAAACAGGAAATCAAGCCGCTGTCTATGGAACAGCGAGCTGTTTTCGCGTTGATGAGAGAGATCAATCCCGACTACAATCCTTCTCAAGACACAGACGCTGTGCTGTCAAGCTACGTGGCTCCGAAGGCGGCAGGTAGAGTCGTGAAAAAAATTAACGATGCGACTGGAAATGTATTCGAGGAAGATAAGATTAATCGTCAGCACAGGATTTGTGTAGACAAATTAACAATTAACTTAAATAACTCTCGTTTCGTGAAAATCATGAACAATTACACATTGAAAGATGATAGGGAGTTGTTTGAGCAAGAGTTTATTCGTTTAACTTGGGATAAGCCTGATTTAACATCAGACGAAATTAACCTATACATGAACGTGTGCAAAGAAATCATTAATCTTGAGGTGATTAGTAAGCATTTGAACAAGCTTAACGATATGTTCGATATTGCTAATGATCAGGAAGAAATGAGCGTTAGACTCGCGGAAATTATTAAAGCAAAAAGCAGTGAATATCATCAATGCGAAACACGTATTGAAAATCTAACTAAAAAACTTCAAGGAGACAGATCATCCAGAATGCAAAGTAAGCAGAAAGAAAACGCTTCTCTTTTGGCGTTGGTGCAATTCTTCCAAGATGAAGATGAGCGTAAGAACATGGTCAAAATCGCGGAAATGCAAAAGGCTTTAGTATCAGAAGAAGCGAATAGACTAGAAGGAATGGATGAA